AATCCCTCTTTCTCCGCCAACGAATCGCCCAAGTCGGTAAATGAAATTTCTGCAGAATCAATTGCTTGCGGAATCCTTGACTTATTAAAAATTAATCACGACCTAAATAAACTCAGCACGATCCACACGGGCTTGGAATACCATATTCCTTCTATTTATGTTATACCAAATCATGTAATGCCAGAAAGCTTTGCTCCTGGCCAGCCAGTCAATATAGATGGTCGAGAATGCTTCGACGAAAGAAACATCGCCGAATGGGCGCACAAAAGACAATGCAATATATTTCTTGATAAACCAATGAGAATTAATTTCTTGCAGATGGTTAAACACAACGTTAATCAAATAAATTTCTTTGTCTCAATGGATACAGATCTTGATTACATTAAAACATTACATCGCCTTGGATTTAAAATGAGACTATTATCAGACGACAAAGACGCAATAAGCGATATAAGAATTAAGTTTTTCGACTTTGAAGTTTTCGAACATAAAAAATTAACAAAAAAAGATCTTGACAATCCTGAATTATTATGTGATAATACTCGCTATAATAATTCTAGAAAAATCGTATCAAATGGTAAAATTTACAACAGTAAAGCAGCATGGTCTCACGAACTCGAAGGCGAACACAATACGGTCATTGATTGCGATGAATTCTGGGAAGAACTCTCAACACTAAAACTTTACAATGATAACAGAATCAGCGACTGACAATTCAATAACAATCTCTTCACAAATCAACAGTAAGCATATTATGGCCACAAAAAAAACTCTACCCAAAAACTATGCGCAAGGACCACTAAAATTTGCCCGAAATGAATATGGCCTGCTTAATGGAGTTGATTATGATTTCAGTGAAGATGGATCAGTAAACTGGAGGTCTATGATAAAGGATGAACATCTATTCCCCAACAGGTCTTGGTTTGATCTAAGAAAAAAAGATTTACCCAGAACTATTGACGGACTCAAAGATCATCAACTTCTTATCAAGCTTAGCGGAATTAAAGAACTAGCAAAACTAAGAGGTTTCTCAGACGTATCCTACGAAGTAGTTAAATGTCAAGAAGACCATGTTGCGGTGATCTGTAGAGTTACATTTTTACCAAACTACGAGACAGGAAATCAACCTGTAACATTTCAAGACATGGCAAACGCCACTCTAAATAACACGAGTAGTTTTGCAACAAAATTTCTAGAAACTATTGCCTGCAATAGAGCATTTGTTAGGTGTGTAAGGAATTTCTTAAATGTACATATTGTCGGAGATGACGAAATAGATAAATCGAATCAAGGAAACGCAAATCAGGCTAATAGTAACCAAGCCTTACCGTCTATTACCCCAGAATCTATGATCGAGTCTTCAGCAAGGGAAAAGCTAAATTGTTCTAGCTTTGAAGAATTCAAGGTAGTATTAAGAGATTGGTGGAAAACAGGAAAATATAAAAACGAAAAAGTTGTAGACTGGAATAGTTATTCCGATATTCCCCCGTCTCAGGCTCGAGTACTAATGAAGGTAATCAACTCATAGAATCGAGTTTTTTCATTAAATACTCCACCCTATCATTTAACACTTTTATTTGATCTTGCTGTTCCTGTATTGCGCCAACAAGTATTGGTACCATTTTTTCGTACTTCATTGCCAGATATCCATTTTGTCTTTCTGTAACAATTTCCGGAGCAATACCGCTAACTTGTTGAGCAATTAATCCTATATCGTGGCCGCTATATGTTTGTTGATTTCCGTTCCAATCAAACTCTATAGCATCAAGAGACTGTACTTTTTCTAAACAGCCACTTATTTTTATTTGATTATCTTTTAAATTTGCATCAGATGCGGCGTATGCCACTACATCACCGTAAGAATACAGGCCATTAGCACAGCCAAGATAAAACGCGTTATCAACCAAATCGGGAAGACTTGTTCCGTTACTTTGTGAATTTTGGTCGGTTGGACTTACATAATCCCCTAATATATGAGTATTATATCTACCAACAATATAATTGCCAGCACCATTTATTATTGTTGATCTGCGAGACCCTTCGATTTTATTATTAAAGCCACAAAGAATAACATTCGCATCATCATAATTAATGGCGTCTGTTGCGCTCGGCGCGGAAGTTCCTGGATTTGTTGGGGACATAATTTATTTATTTTTTATACCATGTTTTAGAGTTTGTAGGGGTACTATTGTAGCTCGGAGCATACCATATTTCGCCAGCTTGATTCACTATTATATCATACCATCCCTTGCTTCCGGCAGTATTATCTGCATTTTTAAAAACCCTCTTGCCAGAACCATGTTCCCAAGTACCCAATGAACTCGAATTAGTTATAAATGCTGGATCAAACCACAAGCCTTGCCCAGAAGTAGCCTTGTAAAAAGCAACCGTGAAGGTGCCATTGACGAAACTTGGATGATTAACAAAAACCCATTCTGGAGTTGTAGAAAAAATTTCAATGTAAACCCATAAACCGTCTGTAGAGAGTAGCTGAGTATAGATGTTTGGAGTTGAGCCGCTCCATTCAGGATAAAACCAACCAAACGCATGGTTGGCATAAAACCAAGCTGGCACAGTTGCCATTCCATCTTCCGACTTAAGCAAATTTCTTGAACAATAAAAATGAGTAGGCCAATAGCGTAACACATTAAAAGAGGCGTCTGTATTTATCCATGTGTCATGTAGCCACCCATAGTTATATCCAGCAAGATTCGACCCTCTCTTTAAAACATTTGTCCATCCAGATGAAATAGGAAAGTTTGTCTGAGATTGAGATTGATCTGAATTATCTATAACATTTTTTGCGCCACAAAAAACACCCTGAACAGAACCACCATCTATTTTATTTTGATAACCCGCTCCTATTACATTAGCTCCGTCACTACTTACGCTTAGATCGGGCATTGTATTTTGATAACCAGCAACTATAGCAGAAAAATTGTCCCCAACCGAATTATTATAACCGTTTCCGATAAAAGAAAATCTTCCTGTTATATCATTATGTGCTCCGCCGACAATTGAAGAAGCGAGAGAATCTACTTGATTTGGTCCAGTTGTTACTCGCGTGATATCATTATTATATCCACCTCCAATAAAAATAGCTTCTGGCTCTGGATTTTGCGTGCCGGTAAATGAGATACCTGCTTGAAAATTATCGCTTCTTCTACTATATGAATTAACGAAAGCTGTATTAAATTCAATTCTTCCTTGCGTTGCGCCAGGATATGGATTTGCATTAAACCTTATATATCTTCCACTATCACCAATAGTAAATAGTTGAGATTTTACATCTACTCCAGATTCAACACTAAATCTCATGTGGGAGTCAGCATCTCCTATGTCAAATTGTATATTATTATTACCATGTTGATCATTTGCTGCAGATAATAAAAATCCAGGCGAAGAATAGTCGGCCCATGTTTTACCCGCACTCTTAATAACCCCACCATCACCAGGATCGGGATTATTCGGATCGTCCCCAGGGCCTCTTCCCATTGTTAAGCTTCTTGTGATCATTGCATCTTCTGCAAGCAATAATTTTGTAGCAACACTTTCAAATTGAGCACCAAATGTTTTCCATAAGTGGCCTGTTGGATCAGGGTTGCTTGTATTATAAGTAGCAGGGTCGTGACTTGTATTTGTCTCCAGAGCAATATAATATGTTTGATCGGCCGTCCTGTATACTACATCTCCGCGTAAATTTTGAGTCGGAGAACCTGGGGCGTCATGAACTCCAATATAAGTGCTTGTAGAATTCCAAACCCCTCTATAAACAGGGCTTCTTCCTGTCGGACCAGCAGCCCCCTGAGCAACAAGACCTACAGAAACTGAGTGTTCCGTAGAAGTGCCATCCCCAGAAGAATATATTATAACAGATTCGTGCTCAGCTGTGTTGTCGCCCTGATGAATAATTGTATCAAATCCATACTTTATTGGATTATCATGCCTATCTCCTACATCCAACGAAGCAAAAGCAATCTTTGCATTGGAGTCAAAATTATTAGGATCATAAATAAAACCACTAATATTATATCCAGTGAAATTATTCTGACCATCTGTTTCATATTCATCATATCCAAAAATTTGAACACCATTAGGAAAGGCCATTCTGAACCTTACGTCATCATGATTAATGCTGCTATTGTTATATCTTACTACAATATCAGAGCTTTGAGATAATGATGGAATATATGCCCCATCATCCCTTTCATCATACGTAAAAAATGCTGGCTCTGCAGTCATTGACATTACGGTAAATTCTCCGCCGTCACGCTGCTTAATATTTCCCTCAATTGTTAATTGGCCATTTTCGTAGTATAATTTTCCACCAGGATTCCCAGGAAAGTCTCGACCTTTAAACATGAAGCTTCCATTTCCGCTTATTACAAATCCAGCACCCGGATATCCATATCCATGATACCCAGTTCCACCACCCACATATACAGGATCGCCGAATCCTACGCTTCTAATTTGTCCACTATTTTGATCGCCACCAACCTGAATATCTTGACCAATAATTTCCGCGGATCTAATTTTGTCTGCAGTTATATTATGTATTTTAGCATTAGTAATAGCTGCATTTTCTATGTGAGCAGTACCAATTGTCGCATTTGCGAAAGAGTGCCACATTGGTGACGCGATTCCATTTGCATTTCTTGCAATAATATCATCTCCATCACTAAGCACAGATGGTCTTCGACCATCATAGTCTGTATTTTTGTTCGCAGAAGGATCATTTGTATTACCCTCTCCTGCTGGATGATAATCTACCGTGGAATAATTACCGCTATATAAAATATTTCTTAATGGATTATTTGCATTTAAACTTAAAGGAGTTTCTTTTACAATTTTTATTTTATCTCCATTAGATGGAGAGAATGGTAAAGACACAGATAATTGAATTGTATTAGTTAAATCTGTATATGTGTTTATTTTTCTTTCTTGCCCTTGGAGTAATCCATCTTCAAATCGCACATAGTATTCTGAACCTGCATTGATGTCAGGAATGTTTCTTCCGTCTGTTGTATCGCTTCCAACAATGACAAAGTTCGAAACAGATGGGGACAAGTCATCGATTGCAGAAGTAAATAGCGTTGTTTTTTGCCCTGGAGCTTCTAAACCAAGATGTCCACTTTGTTCTGGAGTAAGCCTACTTGCTTCCACCGCATAAGTATTACCCTTAAAATAAACATATTGATCACTAGTATCTCCAGGCCCTATCACAAAACCTATTCCACTTTTATACAAAAAGTGTCTATCCCAAGATATTTCGCCAGCACCAGGAGTATTACTCTCAAAAGGATTATTTGGAACTAGCGCTAGGGTATTAGGAAATGTTTGAGTAATGCTTTGCTCAAAATCAGAAATATCAGTAGGTGCTTGTTGACCTAATATAAGCTCAAGCCCCTCCACATTCTCATTAGTAAGATTTGCCTGACCAGTAAACGGACCTTTATTTCCAGCCATATCAACTGCCCTAATCCAGAAATACCTCTTGTCATTGGTTGTCCCATTATGAGTAACTTGAATTATTGGCGACATAGCAGATACATTTAGCACATTTGTCGCATTCGTAATACCAGAAGCGAAATCCTGTTCTTCTGTGGGTATTGGTCCTAGACTTTCTATATCTCCAGTAATTCTTCTATAACCAACTAAATTTTCATCTTGATTTATCGCTCTATTTTGAGCCCCTAAATACAAATAATTATCTTCCGATTGCCACACCTCATAATGGCTAACATCATTTGGAATGCTATCTAAAAATCCACCTGTCCTTGAGTTATTTGAACTAACTTCACCAGCATTAAGCTCAAAAAATTCGGTATGAGGAACCTCCCAATTCAAGAAGTAATTAGTAAAAGCAGTATCTCCATGGAAATTATATACCGGTCCAGGAATTGCATCTTGCGTAGTAGAAAACACTGGCCCATTATATCCATTCGGATTCTTGTTATTATAATTCAGAGGATAAATCAAAACCAACTCAGGAGAACCTTGATTATCTACTAAATCAAATAAGTCGCCGCTACCAAAATGGTCAAACGGCAATAATTTATAATAATATCCAGTGATTTGATTTCCTTGTCCTTGAATAAACGGAATTGGAGGAGAATCAGTAATTGAGTTAAAATTATCAAAAACTTCAGAAACAAAAGTCGGAGCGTTTGCCCCAGGCAATCCATCAGAATCTAAAATACTAAAGTTTGGCGTGCTAGATCTATATAATTGAAGTTTAGTTACGGTCTCCCTATCTTCATTAGCATACCTAAAATTAAATGTAGTTTGTGTGGTTCTACTTAAACTATCTACCTGAAAACCGTTCGCCAAAATACTTGGCTCTCGATTAAATCCAACAATCGATCTAGTACTTAATACATTACCCTCATTATCAAGTATTCCCAGCTCAAGACCAACACTTCTTTTTCCGCTTTGAGGAATACCAATATGTTTAAAAATAACATTATCATAACCAGTATTTAATTCCCAAAAAGGTAGCCATTGAGAAGAATAGTAGTCCGAATAAATTTGTTGATTAATGTTTGAAATATTTGTCAGGGGAGCGCCAGTTGGATTGCTTTCTAAGCATTGGTATACTGCTCCATTACTATATACAAGATCCCCTTCATTGTGACTTGTTTGAAAATCTGTGCCACCGTAATCAGCCGCCCAATATGTTTGGTCTGCATAATTTGGCGTTCTTACTCCGTTCGCGGATCCCAGTCCATTTTCAATTACTCCGCTCCATATATTATTTTCGTATATAACTAGGCTTCCTTCAGAATATCTTTGTTGATCGGAATAGTTTGTTATCTGAAAATCATACGCAGGAACCACTTCAACATATCCTGTATAATTAGAAGGATTTTGAGATAACCAATGATTATATCCAGTAGAAGGCAATACCTCATCACTGGGATTTATATTTTGAAGAGCTTTATATATCCCACAGTTTACATCAGTAAATATACCTTGAGGTAACCAATGCAACGATCCAGTGCTTGGCAATATAGAATCCTGAGTAGTTTGATCTTCTATTGATTTATATATATATCCACTATATAAAACAGTATCTCCAATGTTATACTGGGTTCCAGTTTTGTATATCGTTGAATTTATTGATGGCGCAATAACAAGCGATCCAAGTGTGTAATTCAAACCCTCATTAAAAACGCCACTAATATTACTTGCATCTGGACCAACCAACTGCCCATCCGATCCAGTCGGAATATACAAAGAGTTATTATATTCAAAAACATCAGCATAAGGCAGTCCATCCCTATAAACATAATTATTTGAAACATCCCACAAATCATATGAAGGCCTAATATAATCAGCCGGAGAACTTCCTGTTTTTGCGGTATATAAAGAGAGACCCGTTACAACATTCTGCCCAGATAAATAATTTCCATAATTTCTATATACCTCATAATTGGGATAGCCACCCGTTTTATACAATTCATTATTAATTTCTCTTGTATACTCAAATGTATCAAAAATTTTCGTAGCAGGAAGATCTTCAGATAACTCCTGAATTCCTTCGTTGTTTAGAGAGCTTCTACTATTAAAGCCTTCTGTTATTCCACTTAAAAATTCTTTCGTATCACTATCAAAAAGAGATCCGCTAATTCCAAGTATGCTAGGCCTGTCGTTAGGAGATACAAGAAATTTGTATTGATTTAAATCAACTAGATTACCATTTTGATCAGTTACATTCCATCTAAAAATTAAATCATCTTCTCTTTCTATAAAAGACAAATTATCGATCTTTACATTAGCTAAAAAGGGAAACAAATCCGATCCCGGATCTCCAGCCTTGACAAGCCCAGTTTCCGTTAAATTATATGTATACCCAGTTCCATATCCATCTCGCGGAATAAAAGAGTAATAATATTTTCGACCCCAAATTTGATCAAATGAAGTATTATTTAAACTAACAACTCTTTCTTGTGTCGCATATTCTACTGCCGGCCCCAATTCACTCCATAAAGGCGCTCCATCAGCGGGAGTTGTACCGACATAAGAAATAGCGTCATAAGACTGAGTACATACATATATATTATCTTGATAATTAACATAATCTCCTTCAGTAAAATAAGGCCTATGCTTAGTCCAATCAGGCGCCTCATTTGTTTTCTTATAATATTCTATACTATTAAATATATTACTCGGATCATATATATCATGATCTTCTGAAATATTTACAGAATTAATTATTACATCTTGAAAATCAGTATCACTATGTCCCCATGCTAGTCCAAATTTCGATCCAACAAGAGAGTAGCTTACTTCGTCTGCTTCTGGAATATAATTTGTTCCGGTTATTACGCCCGTAGCAGTTCTTCCGAATGCGTCATGAGAAATAACTTCCAGCGCAAGTGTTCTGTCTAAATTTAATTCACTAAAGGTCAACTCTGGCAATGTAAATGAAAAGCCAGTATAATGATCCATCATTGCAGAAACATTTGCAGTATTTAATATTGACTGCAAACCTTCATTCAGGGGTGAATCTAATTGACTAGAAGATATTATATTTCCATTTTCTGTATTTCTTAATTGTAAAGAAAAGTGAGATAAAAAAGTATCACTTAATAATTCATTACCCAATACTTCACCTTCTTTTGCGTGTCCGACAGGCGGAATCAATCTCCAATCAACTTCAACCACCCTATTAACGTATTCTGAATCTACAGCTAATATATTCGACCCGGATTCTGGATTAGCTTCTATTGTACTGCCTATTTTTGCATCTTCGGGCAAATTAGATATTCTAATATCCCCAAATGTAAACGTATCATCAAAGCTCGGAGGACTTACGCTAATCGCTTCTTCAACAAAAGCAGATCGAACACCTATATCACTTACAGCAAAAATTCTTATTTTAAAATTACCGTAATTACCCCTCAAGGAAACCACTTTGTGCGCTGTTTCACCTTCTGCGTAGACTAGGTCAGACCCCTTGCCGAGCTTATACTGAAACGAATAGTTATCCGATGTTCCTATAATTTCATAGCTTGCGCTAATATCATTAACATCAAATTGAATACCTATTGCTGTGGATAACATTTTCTTATGCAGTTAAATCTGTTAATATTAAATCGGTTGGAGCTTCTGGAATCGCCATATCTGCCTGAGGAGGAATTGGAATCACAGGTCTTCTGACTATACTTTTTTTATCAACTGAATCGAATTTAGCTTGAACATATTCTAAACCAGTAACCTCATATTTATTTTCATCCATTTCTTTTACACTCATAGTTCTAAATAATTGCCCCTCAAGAATAGAAGAGCTTCCATCCACAGCTTTTTGAATAAAGAGTATATTCCCCCCAGTAACAGAGAACCCACTTGTTGACGCAGCTGATGAAGAATTAATTAACTCAAAAACTGATTTTGATATTTTAATCAACCTCCATTTTGGCGGAGTACTAGTCCATTTATTTCCACTGTAGGTATAGGAATTATTTATTGCGGAAGCGCCCGTTCCTGAAGCACCATTAATATATACAAATTGCCCATCTGGAATTTCTACATTACTAGATGAATCTAAAGTAATTCTAACAGATTGTACATTTTGTTTTGCGTCATTTGCGGAGACGACAGAATAAGAAGATATATTTATATTTTTAGAATCGGGATGACTTTCTAATCTTTGATATGGATTTACTGTTGATTGGTTTGGTGGAGTAGAAGATGTCGACACCTTACCTTGCCTCGTAGTAACTTCTTCCTGAAGAGCAACATAATAACCAACTCCAGAAGCGACTTGTACAATAACATACTTTGCATTATTAATTGAGTATTTCTCGCCAACAGATTTCGATGTATCAGTGTCCCAAATAAATAATTCGACAAGAATATTAAAACTATCATAAAGCGGGCTGACCCATCCGTTAGCAGTAGATGAATTTTCATGAATTTTCGAAAAATACCAAAATTGATCCTTTATGCCCTCTGCTGTATAAATCCAGCCCAGATCAGCATCATCACGACCATAAAACCAAATATTGTTGGTTAGATTATTAAGATAATCTTCGGAAAAATAAATCCACCCAAAGTTGATCACGTAGGTCCATGGACCCTTTGGTACTATATTACCCAACCAATAAGAATGTTTCCATCCACTACCATCACCATAATCTAAAGTAACCCCAAAAACATCTTGTTCTGTCGCAGTTAAGCCAGAACCCGAACTTAAAGCCACAATGCCTTTTGCAGACCATGTAGATCCAATACTGATTTGATCCAACGCCTCTTTGGTTCTTTGCTCGTCTTGAGGAAGAACATAATGCAGCCCTCCTTCGTTTCCAAGAATATCAAATCCATTATTATAGACTTCAACAGCTGACCCAGAAGAAGTCTCAGAGACCTGAAAAGTATGCTTTGTGACATTAATTATATAATATGCCCGCTCGTCATATTTTGAAGGGTTCAGTCCTCCAGGAAGAATGCCGTTTGAGTTAAATGCAACCCTATCGCCATTATCAAAATTATGATTAAAAGATACAAATAAATTTTGACCCAAGTCCACCTCGATGGGTATCTTTAATTGCAGATCCACTGCTCTTGATTTTTGTCCTTGCGGCCCTTTTTTTCCTTCATAGTCAGAATAATCAATTCGACAATTAAACCTTATAATTTGAGGGGTAAAAACAGACTCAATTTCTGCGTCTTGATCCTTATCAGATTTCTCAAAGGGCGCCCTCAAAGATACATTCTCTTCTGTTTCATTAGACATGCCCACACAAACCGCAAGCTCTACGCTTGAAACAAAAGGCTCTTTTGTTAGACTTTTATCTAATAATATATACGGATTATCTACCTCTATAACACCATCACTTTGCAGGTTTCCGCTCCCATCGGTTATTGTTCTTGTATAATATTGTTTATCTTGAATATCTAAAACCCTTCCGCTTTTTAATTTCCCCGCTCTCGCTTCATCAGAAACTTCGAATATTGCCCCGGGAAATAAATAGGACGCTTCTGCACCCGCCTGAAACGAAACTGTTTCTATTTCTAACTGAGTGGTAAAAAGTATCCACTTCGCTAAACGCCTGGCTTGGCTTTGAGAAGTGATACCAAATCCCATTGTTTCTTCTTCTTTATACCCAAATCTTTGTATTGCCTCAGCATCTTCTTCTACAATTACGTCTGGCTTGAAGTTATTGTCCTTATTATTATAACGAACCAAAGATGTTGTTACCTTCTGATTCTTACTCACGCCATTATAATTAAATCCTTCAATCCCTACATTTGAATTAGTAAACAATTGAACCGGATTCTTATATGAATCCTGTACAGCAACTATTTTTCCGCCGCTATAAGTACTAATTCCCCTAAAAATAGACGCGAAATTATTTATAATCTGAAGCGCTTCATTTCTATCTGTTAGATATAAATTAGCAGTGAATCTTGGCTCTACCAATGGATGATTCAACTGTACGGCACACGCACCAACTGTGATATTTGAAGAATTTGTAGCGGATAAATTTTTAAAACTAGGGCCACTTACAGTAATTGTTTGATTTTCTGCATCAGAAGAAAGTATAACCCTTTCCTCAATTAATATCTCCCCCTCTCTGAATGCGGAGTCTTTTTTTGCGCGAATTCCGCCCAGTGTATTTGTAGATATAAAAAATGCCATCTTTTTTCCAGCAAAAGATTGCTTGTCGCCAAACTCTTTTTTAAAATCAGGAATCTGTTCAGTTCTCGTAACATTAAGCGCTGAATCCAAGTAATGCCCAGAAGAATCGATTTTTATTTGAAAACTCTCCTCCCCAGAATTTAATGTTTCAAAATTCCTAGGTAGGCCAGAGCTAGTCTCAAAAGGATAATCTGTCTCGACGAGTTGGTCGCAGTATTTTGCAATTTTATATAACTGCCATTTATCAATATTTTCTTCATTAAGTCCGAATTTACCAACCCCATATCTGGCATTATGCAATAAGTCGTAATAAATCCAAGCAGGATTATCGCTCCAATATTTATCCTCATCACTTATTGAATGAACAGAAGCTAGAGCATCAGCCTGTCCTTTAAATAATCCATTCCAAGGACCATCATATTTTCTAGTAACTGGATCATAATTACTAGGAATAAGAATTTTTTTCATTTTTACATGATATGACCTCTCTGGAATTTGACTAAAATTTTTACTATCAAATTTTATTTTACATATTGCACTATGAGGATATAATAAATCTTCAATTACTGACTCTGTAACAGAAATAAAATTTAGAACCTTAGTTTTTGCAATCCCCCCGAGAGTGCCACCTCGAGCGGTGGAGTCCAATTCATTACTCAATTTAACCAATTTAAATGTAACTCCTTTTGACTTTATCCTTGGCACAATATAGTCAACAACAATATCAAATTCATATTCATCAGTAGCGATCCCTCTAACAATAAAAGAAGTTTCTCCATTTTTCATCAAGCCGGTGCCTGGGCTATCAGAATTATACGCAGGAATATCAACTTCTGCCCCTTGACTCCGAGTCTTTATCTTGCAGCCGGATGAGCTAGATAATATATTATGCTCTTCATCATCCTTGAGTATATTTACTGCGAAAGATATTGATGTCGGACCATTACTACCATCATCATTTTGAATTTGTAACGCAACGCCCAAATTTAATGTCACCCTTGACACATTCTCATTAGCCACAAAATGAGTTAGTATTTTTGCATTATTTTTTATTGCGTCATTAAAATCTGCTCGACTCTCTTTCTTTTCAGGGTTATTTACATATGGCCCAGCTCCATAAAATTTTGTTCCATATTCAAGAGTCATGGTTGTTTCGGCAGATAAAACTCTAGACTCTTCTTCTTTACCGAGCTGTATTTCGGGCAACTCTCCATTTTCATTTAGTATAAAATTTAACGAACCTTCCCCAGAGCCATCACTGTCGGTATTTTTTATCTGTACATTATTCAAGAATATGCCCTCTCTTATATCTCCACCAGATATTGGTCCGCCATTTATATTTACGAAACCTTCTATTGGTCCCTCTGATAACAATTCCATGTATTCGATGTCTGAATAAGATTCAAGAGTATTAGCATTTTCCTTGACAGATCTATAAGTTTTTTTATTTTGAGCTATATTAGTTGAACCTATTTTTAATCTTCCGTAACCTAACGGAACAGCAACCCCTTGATTTGTTCTATTTTCTGAGCCCCTCAGCAAAAAAGATTTTGTTGTTGTGGGCTCACCTCTTTTTGGCGGCTTAAAGAGAGACTTCATTATTGCACCAACAACAAAAGAAATTGCAACCGCAGCAACTATCTTACCTAATAATTTCAATCCGGTAATTTTTCCTGCTGCATCCAGTACAAAAAATAGTGGCATGAGGGGACCCGAGCCTTGAACACGCGGACATATATGAATTTCTTTTTTATCTTGTATTAAATCAATTTTTTCTTTATTGATTGAGTGTTCGACAAGGTCTTCTTTTGAATTGATCTTTTTAGGATCTTTTGTAAAAATATAGTATTCTACCCCTTTTTTTTCTGTATCAATTAAATACTCAAGAAACCCACTATTATTAGACTCCAAGGCATGAAAAGCTTCGGCAGGAGTGCGCACGGCAAGGTTCCACTTTTCGCCAAAGCGTTTACCTAATTTACCATGTAAATATACCGTCTTCACTTCCTTATACCTAGATATCTATACACCTACATTCTCATATACAAAAAAACTATCTTCACTTAAGCTATATATTAAAAAAGGTATACATAATTCATCCGAAAACAACTTGTCCATTTCAGAAGGAAAAGGTCCGCTGTTTACATGAGAATGATAAACGCATAATACTTTATTTTCTATTAAAATTTTATTATCTATTAGAAAATGAACATGCTTTTTCTCACTCAAGTTTTTGCAAGGTAAAAACTCAACAACATCAGATTCTATTATCAACCCACAAGATTCTTCTTCTTTTAAAGAATGAGCATAATCTTTAATTTTTAAAAGTAGACTTTTATTTAAAAAACTATACCGCTTCAGGTCTATGTTTATCTGTTCCAGGAAAACCTCCAAATCTTATACCCGGATAAGTTTTATCAATTTTATTATAGTCAGATAAACTGCCAGGCGAAAATCTTTTTTTGCACGCCTCCAAAGTTTTATTGCATTCATCTTTTGCCCAAAAATTTTTATCAAAAAACGGATGGTGCGCACTAGCTAAAGCATGCCCCTGAACACACACAAAAACTGACGGAGTAGACTTGTACGGATTATCTGCATTTCTTGGAGTAATTTTCACAACGTCTCCTAAATCATAACCTCTAAGATCAACCTCTGTACCATTCTTTCCATAACTGCTCCAAGAATCAACATCATCAATTCCATTAGGGTAACGTACTGGCACTACAGTCCCAGTACTTCCAGACTCTTTTGAAAACCCAGACGTTAAAGATTCTGTTGATGCAGTTTCAATAGGAAGTCCCTTGTATCCACACCCTATTGAACATCTATATACCCAGCCGCAATAATTTGGCAGTACAATTCTGGCAGGAACTTCTGTTCCCTCTAGCTCCAACGAAGATACAAGCTCAAACTGTATAATGTTTTTATTTTCTGAGCTTTTCTTGTTAATAAAAAAAACATCATCAGGATAATGCGAATTCGGATCCGCCTCGCCAAAAGGATTTTTTCCAGCATCATTTTTAGTTCCTGGATCAATAAAATTATCATCATCTAAAAAACGAGCGAATGTTCTTTTTCTTGTCACCTTGCAATTCGCAAAGTCAAAATTTGCATGAACAATTTTGGACAATAGACCTTCAGGGTTTGCAATTGTAATCTTCGGCCTCGGAAGACGCCCGTCGCCTTGTTGCTCAAAACCCTCCATTGCAACTGGGAGAGGCTGAAATGCTTTGCCCTGCCAATATACTGGATTAGATGAATTTTTCATTGGGCAAAAACGATAAACAGTATCTGCACCAAAATTTGCACCAAGTACATCCTTAAACATTTCAAAATTAGGCTGCAAATTACTAAAATCAATTTCATACAAATCTATCAAAGTATCTGGAGTTAAAGATACCAATGCTTTGTTAAAATTTGATTGAGCCTTAGACATTATTTTTCACTTCCCACGAATACCTTTAAAATTCCTTCCTGCGGAGAGTACGCAGTCGAACTATCGATTTGAATGGTACCATTATTATATTGATTTGTTCCTAAAATTACAATTTCATTATTACTTGCATCAACAATATTATCAGTTCCATCAGATATATTTATATTTAAATCACCTACAGTTACTCCTGCATATACAACATCAATATATGCACTATCTCCACCAGGAATTGAAGATACTGTGTTGTTTTTAAAGAACTGCTCTACAACATAATCTCCAATAATAAATTCAGACTGAGATGGTTCATTTATTCCTGATCTAATTTCACCACGATTATTTTGAAAAAAAGTATTTGGAACACCATTCACTACATCGGTAATAAACTTTGTTGGATCTGTTGGATCTTGATTAACCAAAGTAAACATTTGTCCGCCATCAGATAAACCATGAGTGTATGCCTTACTAAGCTTGGCATATCTACCTGCCAAATTAAATGGAAAATTGCCATTAGACGGTATTTGAAAAATATAGTCACTAGAAGATATATTTTCCAGAACAGCAGGGACATTTGAACCAATTTGTCCTACTATAGAAAACGTAGATGATACAGATGCAGAATTTAATGTAACACTTGTGTCACCTATATTTTGAAGCTTTAATCTAGCTTTGCATTTTTCACCAGGAACTATGACTTCTCCATCTCCTTGCAAAGAAAATGCTATCGGAGAAGTAAAAATCAACTCTCCCGGACTCAATATAGGAGGAGTTTCTAGTGATGAATATTGCTCCGCATCCATATTAAATGGATACTGTTCAAATGTAGCAGAAATACTATGATTATTCTTGTGATTATAAGTATGAGTCCATTCTTCGCAGATAAAATTTTGCGTAGTTTCATACGGAGCAGGAGGACTAAAGTTAAACGGAATGCAGCCATAATGCTGCTCAAGGAAGTGAAGTATTGCTCTAGCCTCATCATCTTCTCGATTATTAAAGTTTAAATTTAATTTCAATAAACTTTCATTGATTCCATCTTCATATACTTGAGTATATCCATTTCTTACGCTAATCTCACTTACTCTCGGATTCTGTTGTACCTCTAATCCCAAAGAGGGTTTCCAAAAGAAATCGCGAGTCCAGTAATTTTTATTGATATCTGAATAATTTCCGCTGCTACGAGTCCATTCATCATTTTGTTGAGCAGGAGGCTTGTTACTTGCAGATGAATCACTATGCCAATAATAATGCTTTAAATTTCCAGTATAAAAAGCAATATCATTTTTTTCATACAATAAAGTAGGATCATATGTTTCCGCTCCACCAACTATCCATCCACCACTAACACTTCTTCTCAACAAAGATGTATCCAAATTCCTTATTTTCAAGGACACATCATTACTATTTTCAAAATTCAAAGAATGATTAAATTCATTACAATAAAAAGTTTTTGATTGATTTTCTGTTGTATCGTATGGATGAAATGAAGAAGCGCCGTCCCATCTAAAACCAGATATTCCTTGCTTGTATCTCAAGTTTGGACTCGGGGAATCTTTTTCGAGTTGGCCCAAATGATTTTCCACAAAATGTATTATTGCATTTGCTTCTCTATTTGTTCGATTTTTAAATTTAAGATCAACCTCGAAACTTAAAGAATTGATTGATTTTGGCTGAACAATGTAGTATCCATTTCCATACTGATGTCTATAATTATTTGCCTTGAAAGATGCGCTTGACCCATAATCTGCATCAAAGAAAAACAAATCTGTGCTCCACAAGTCTGGATTCAAAGATGGGTCGGCATTTATTGTGGATATTGTAATTGATTGACTAGATGCCTCCTCAAAAGCCTCGATAGAATAATTCTCAGAAACAGGCCTTACTTGGATTGCCGAACCAGTTATCGAAGGATCATTATTTAAAGCGAGAACATCTTTTTGAACACTAATTATTCTATATCTACCATCACCAGACAAAGAGCCATCAAGATCAATTATATTTCCAGGATAAAAAGATGCATTTTGATCATCTGTCCTATTTAAAGAATCAACAATATAATGATCATTATTTGGGCCATCTGGAACCAAGTGATATCGATTTAATGCTGTAACCGAAACGCCGCCACCAAAAGTTAAATCTTCTCTGGCATAATAAAACAATCCATCTCCAGTATTATATACAAAATCAAATTGCTTATAATTTGCGCCAGTCTCGAAGTAGCCGCTGTAATTTGTTACATGACTTCTTCTTCCAAAGACTTCGTCTATTTTTTCTCTGCTCATTTGACTATTTGCTTGACAACAATTCTACCCTTTGAATAATTTCCCTCTCCCAAACTTACAGACTGTTCTTGTATTTTTCCTTCGCATTGAAATTTTGCAATTCTATTTCCATTCATGCTATATAAATATGCCGCAATGGAAGAGTTTCTATTAAGCTCTACTGGACGCGCATTTCCTCCATGATATTCGCCGTATTGACTTAGCTTTTGAGCTATATCATTTGCCTCAATCATCATTTCAACTTCTATATTTTCCACAGAAACTCTGTGAGGAGCAACGCCATTCGCATTAGTAGACAATGATGTATGCTCGGAGTCTCTAATATGATTGTGGACTTTCCTACTCACTGTTATACTATAATCCATTTGAGAAACTTCAAATTGCCTACCATTAACGGCAGACATTTCCGTGTTGCTCGCTTTTACTTTTCCAAAAGATTTTAATCCGTGAGCAGGGTCAATACTTAATTCTTGAAATCTTCGATCTACTGTTTTTAATATTGTACCATATATATCATATGTTGCATTTGCTTGTATTACTCGATAAGGAGCCAAGCTAAAACTAAAACTTGTAAGATACATATTATTAAAAAAATATCTGCCAACAATATTTCCATGAATAGGATCTTCGCCCATTCCATCTCTTATATCAAACAATTTATCAATTGCATTTGCTCCATTGCTATATCCAAAAAGCTCATCAGTGATCATAAACGAAATATCTAATCTTCCTTTTAGTCCATCTACGGGAGCGAAATGAATAAATTCTGTTTTTGCGCCGACTATATTCATATCAACATCACCATATACTCTTTCTGGCTCGAGCGTTGGAGAAATGGACAGGCTTGCAGACTGAACCATAAGATCTTTATTACCTAAAGATACCTTACCATCTTCAAATCTTAAATACGGCTTACTCATGACACAGGATTATGCAAGGTTTCATAACCTTTATATGTTAAAGATATAGTCATTTCTCCATCAATTGAAGAATTTATACTTTCACTTATTAATCTAACATTTGAACCAGTAAATGCATTGATCATTTCATTTGTTTTACTATCTCTGATTTCTATTTTTACATTGCTTTTTGGCGCTGCTTGTATTCTGTCTTTAATTTCTCTTACTTCATATTCATCAACAATCATCGTAAAATTAATATCAGTTTCTATAGGATATTGAGTATCTACCTGAACTGGCTCAAGGTTTTTCATATCAATATTAAGTGTTTGCGTAAAATCAACTTCGTCTGCTTGATGAATTGCATATACAGGCTCAAGATTTAATCTTCTACTATAAGAAAAATCACTTATTGCATCAGCAGTAAAATCATCAACTGATACAGATATACTAGATTGATCAGGAAATTGTATATCTGGATGATTGATTGTAGCAGGTTCAATTAATACGCCACTACCAAGTTCACCATATACAGTTAGATCAGTTTCTATATCAGGAATATCTCCAACCGAACAACTTACAGAATATTGAGACATTCTTGCTTTTGTAAATCCAAAACCTTTTGATCCATTATCATAAAGTATTGCACCACTAATTTCATTTTCGTCGTATAAAAATTTTCCCCCAGGACTCAATGGAAGCAATGGATCTCGACTAACCATCTTTCTAGAGATTCTAAAATTTCCTTGCAGAGGAGCGTCAGGAAAAGCGTCTATAAATCCGACACCAGCTACCTTTATTGGGGTTTCAGTTATCGAATAACTTCCCTCTACATTTGTTACTCCTGACAGCGCAACAGAATTAACAATAACGGTTTGTTCATAATTTGAGTAGCTCATTTTACTCGCTTAGTAATCCGCCAGGTCTTTGTTCTTCAATTATAACCGCAACTACTTGCGCCTTGACTTTTTCTGCCAATTGATTTTCTCTGGATTGATTCTCTGATGCATCTTTTGGATTTTGCCCTGAATTTTGACCGCTAGAATCTTTAGACTGTCCGCCAGATCGATCAACGTTAATTGATATATTAATATTATTTGTATTACCCGAAGAAGTTGTTGATTCGGATTGTTCTTTGAGCGGGGTAACCGCGCCACCTTGGTTAAATTTTCCTAAATTTATTGAATCAAGCAAGGGTTTACCTAATTGACGAGCGCTACTTGCACGAATAACATATTCTCCCTCGCTGAGCATTGCCGGAATCTGGTCGATACCAGATTTTCCAGAAATGTATCCACCGCTAGCATATTTATGAATTGGGCCGCCCCTATATCTGCCACTCAAGAATTTGCTAAAATACGAAGAAGCGTCCAAATTTTCAGCGGCCAATAAATGAGCATTTTTCGAGAAAAAAGAATCTTGAGAAACATCAATTCTTGCAGCTTTATTCATTCCAGACGCCCCTACGGAGTCAGCAATCATTGCTTTTTTCGACATAAAATCACCAAACTTGTCAGCCCCAGCGGCTAATCCAAAACTAAGTGCTGTGCCCAAAATCATTTGCATTAAAGATCTCTTTTTGGCTTTTTTCTCGGCGGCCTTTCTCATTCTTTCCTGAATAATCCCGCGAGTATATTGAGCATCTTCTTGAAGTCCGACATTTCCAGCTTGGCCACTATAGAAAAATCCAGACATTGCTTCCGATTGATATCTTCTTCCTGTAGCATATCCTTCGGCTCCTCCAAAATTTGCGGCAAGCGCGGAACCAGGCTTTCCTCCGTTTGAGTAACCAGGAATTTTTCCTCCGGCATTTAAAGAATGCATGAATCCACCACCGTATTTCTTTACTGCGTTTCGACTCATGACATATTCTCCATTAGAAACCATTGCAGGAACTTGACCTCCTCGAGAAAATCCTATAGCGCCTACAATATCCCCCGCGGCTTTTTGAAGCATTGCACTTTGTATTGCCTGAAGAAAGTTTATTGCGATATTTCTCAAAACATCTCCCATGTCTTCAGCCCCATTTATACCAGCCTGCATAGCCTCTGCGAGACCATCTCTTAATTTCAATGGTAATTGTTCGCCTAATTGATAATCAATGGCGTCAGTTTGTTCTCTAACTTTTTTAAATCCATCTGCAATCCCACCGCCAAAGGTTTCGTGAGCTCTGCGATTAGCGATTCTTTGTTTTTCTAAATTTATTAAGGTTTGTACGTTTGATATTTGTTTTTCGTATTCTGCAGTTATATTCGCTGATTGTTGTGCTAGTTCGTCCCGCCGCTCCTTATCTTTTCCTGTTGTGCCAACAATCTTTGCGTACTCTTCTGCTATTTTATTTTGTTTCTCAAGCAGCTCCTCGTTTAGGGCTTGTATTTTTAATTCTGCTTGAATATCTTTTTCCATTAATTGAAAATCTTCTCTTTCTCTGGCTGTTTGATACCCAGGGCCCTGAGCAGTCAATCTCTGCGCCGAACCCAGCTCGTAATCTAACTCTCTCATTCTTCGGGCAGATCGAGCTGCTTCTGCACCCATTCGATGGTCTCTTTGCAATTGATTGAGTGCATCAGCCCTTTGCGCAAGAGTTAGATTTATGCCGTCTTCTGCTTTCTGTGTCGCTTCGGCATTTTCCTTTTGTTTTATTGCAAGATCTATAAGATTTTGTCTTTTTTCCCTTTCCTGATCTAATAACCTATTTAGAATTTTTTGTATTTCACTATTATCCTTTGCCTCCGTAATCATTTCATCAAGCGTATCTATTAACTTTTGCGTGTCCATTTCTAACACTTTATTAGAGACATTCTGAAGAGCTCCTTCCCCTTCTTCCCCAAACTTTGTTTTAAACAATCTTTGAACCTCTGGATTTTCTTTTATTTGACTTAATAACCCGAGTCTAAGTCCTTCGTCCGCAGAACCCACATTTAAGGCATATTTTTTATTTATTTCTGCTGCTGCAATTTGACCTCGCTTTGTAGCCTTTTGGGCTTCAGTCATGGATTCCGGAGAAGTTTTAAGTTGTTTTTTTAAGTTATCTATTTTTTCATCTTCGAGTTTAGCTATTTCCAATTGATTCATTGCGGCGCGTTGCTGTGCTATTTGCATTACTTTTGCCATATCCAGCTCAACGATATAGCCTTTTCTTTTTTCCGTAAGGGCATTTACTTCTTGCTCTGCTAGTTTTAATATATCTTTGTATGCTTTTGCGATTGCCGTAGGGGTTGCTTTATCGATTTGTGTTTTTAGTTCGGCCGGAGAAAAGTAAGCTTCCGTACCCGCTTCGATTTTAGCTCCAGCTTCAGTGAAAGTGTCCGACATCGCGGGTGCATAAATCTTTTTGTCTTGAGGTAACATATCCAATGCATCTCTTAAAGCCTGAGGCCTAAGTTTTGTACCCATTTGAGCTAAGATTTGATCTTCAATTCTTTTTTTGATATCCTTTTCTGGTCTTACTCTATATCCGCCGCCAACCTCTTTCAAAATATGTTTCTTCAAGCCCGCTTGGCCAACAATACTACCTCCTACGTTACTTTCTTTCAATAATTGCTGCAGGCGCTCAGCTGTATATTGAGCTGCTTCAGAGCGCTTTTTTGGATCTCCTCCCATATACTTGTCGCTCTCCAATATTCCCGACTGTTTAATCAAGTCGCCTACATTGATTCCTGACTGCTCGAGTAGTCTACTTTTAAATTCTGCTCCTGCAGCAGTGTTTGGTTTTAAATCCAAACCAAATCCGTCTCTAGTTGTTAGCCTATTAAAATCCTCTATACCTTCAAAAACCAAGGATCTTTGTTGCAGTCGGCCACTTTGACCCTTAAGTGGGTCAAAGGCAATCTGCCTATTTTGATCAAAATACCCCGAATTTTTAAAAGCCTGCGCCGTTGATTGGGCAAATTTAGATCCCACTTGAGCAGATTCTTCTCTAGCAGCCTTTGCAGATTCTTTTAGCGCTTTTGTATTTTCTTCGGTTGCGGTTTGCCAACCCATAAAAGCTCCAGCTAGTCCGCCAACAACGGTTCCTATTGGGCCGAGAAATGATCCCATCATGGCTCCAGTTGAAGCTTGAGTGAATGCGCTCCCAGCAGCATACATAGTTTGATTACCTCCTTGGGCACCCACGCCACCCGCATACTGTTGTATCATTCCACCGATCATTGGTAATCCAATCATCGCCATTGTACCCATGCCCGAAAATCTTCCCCGCGCTGCAGCACCGCGTGCTTGACTTGTAGCCACAACTTCTTTTTGCTTTGCTTCAATTAGCTTTTGTTGTGTGTCATTTAAAGCTAGCTGCAACTGAGTACCCCTCCTTGCCGCGGAGCGGTTAAGCCTTCCCTGGGCGTTAGCCTCGACCATTATTCTATTATTTGTTTCTATTACCCTTTGAAGCTTTTTTTCTCGATCCGTATTGATTTTTACTTGTTTTGCTGCCTCGTCTCTTGCTTCTATATATTTATCTCGCTGACCTTGATCCGCTCGAAAACCCGCCATCCAATCCTTGATAGCGTAATTTGGCACATATCCATTTGCACCAAATACATCGCGCAAGCCGTTCGGTTCGTCTTTTGTATTGGTTACGCCGAGGCCGAGTGGATTACCTCTACTCATTAATGCATTATGAGAACCAACTCTAATTTGCGAAACAGGAACTCCAGCTGCTTTTTCGCGGCCTATTGCATCGCTTAGTGGATCGGCAAAGTTGGGAATATAACCATCAGCCATTAAAACAGCCTGATTACCTTTTCCCACGCCAAGTCTAATAGCATTTCTTCCGGTCAACTGCTGAGCGGTCTTTAGTTTGGGGGCGCTGCCTCTCGCGCCTCTATAAATTATCTCCTTGGCAATTTTAGCAGACATAGACGCCTGAAGCTCCCTGCCGTCAGATACTTTATAATCTGCTCGAGGAGCCATGGGTCCATATAATTTTTTTAACTCAGGCGTAGCCATTCTTACATCAAAATCGCCGCCCATATAATCTCGTTCAGTAGATTCGGTTTTTAGTCTTCTAGATAGAGCTTCTTCAAAAACTGCTCCATACAATCCACTGATTGCTCCCTTAGCTCCACTCCTACCCCCTTTAGGTCCCAGAAATTCTTTTACAATTTGCGCTCCTGCAGCGTCCGGAATTTTCGCTATATCATTACCTAGATTTAATTGATTAGCAACTTTTACAGTCTGACTACCAATAACGTCACCAAGCTCGGCTAAGGCTTGAGGGACGACTCGGCCTTCACTATCTTTTGCGGACTTAGTATACCCGCCTCGTTTTACCCCCAACATATTAAACAAAATATTTTTATTTATCTTTTGGCCAAACACAGGCTTACCACCTTTAGCGGAAGGAGCAACACCTTTTCCTCCACCTGATAATTTTTTACCAAACCCCTCAAAAGGAATAAGCATTGTTGCTATATGTCGAGCGTCGATTGTTTCAGGATTAAAATTAGGAATATAACCACTTCCCGCATACGGATCAAATCCATGAACACTTCCAAATGCTTTTTGATAATTCTTGCCCGCCTTGCTAGACAGCGGAGGCATAATTGCAGGCTGAGTAAATCCTGCAAAATTCTTGACTTTTTCCGAGCTATTATATATTACCGAGCCTTCACCAGGCATATTCATTGATCGAATATTTCCTGCGGCATATCCTCCCTTTGCTGCTTGCGCTCGTTCGGGATGTGCAAAATTTGGTATATGACCTGTTGCTCGACCACGCCTTGGAGTCAGAGAGGCTCCGTATCCCTTTGAATAAAGAGTGCTTGCTGTTCTTTTTGCAATAGAATCAAGCATTTGAGCTTCGACCACCTGAGCTTGCAATAAACTTAAAATTATTTTTTCTTTTTCTGTTCGAGAAATATCAGTTCTTAACATTTCTTTACTTAGTGCAGAATTTTGTCCAAACAAATTAACCAAAGATGTTTGAATCGCTTTTTGCTTTTGAGCCTCGCTAGTTACGCCTATAAGAGATGTTAAACTTTCTTTTGCGAATTGAGCTGCTTTTAAAAACAATTTTCCAAAAACCACAGTAAGTACAACCAAGCCTGGCCCAGTTATAATATTACCCAAACCCTTTAAAAATCCGTTTGCAAACTTACCCCCAGCACTTTCTCCATCTCCAAGCATTGCGCTTGCACCTTCTGCAATAGATTTTACTGTATTTAGTATTTTTTCCATTCCAGGGGCAAGCATAATTTCTCCAATTTGCGCAGAAACATCTTTTAATGCTAACCCTGTTTCAGTTGCCATTGCGGACATTGTACCCCTTAGTTGCTCATTTTTTTGAATGGCTTCATTTGTTGCGCTAGAAGAAATTTGTGTGGCGTTTGCAAGTATACCATTCTGTTTTGCGGCGTCACTCAGAACGGCCTTTAAAATATTGATTTGGAAAACTCCACCAACTGTTTGCGCGATTTGAGCCTGTTGCGCAGCAGATAAGCCGTCGAATGAATTTGCGAGATCAGTTAAAATTCTTTTAGCGCCTAAAGTATTTCCCTCCAAGTCTCTTACTGCAATACCTAAATTTTCTAATTGATTCAAAGTATCGGTACGACCTATTCTTGTAAAAATTGTCTTGAATGAGTTACCAATAACCTTTCCGCCTCGAGCAGTTTGTTGTTGGGCCGCAGTCACCAAACCTATCAATTCATCAATACTTACCCCCGCACTTTTTGCGGCTTGACCAGTTCGAGCAATAGCATCAGCGAAGTCTTCTGCGCTTACCGCAAATTGAACGTCAACTGCGGCAAATTTACTAACCAATTGAGTAGTATCTTTAATTTGGTTACCGTATGTATTCATGGCGGCCGTTAAAGCTTTAACTGCCTCAGCCGAATCCATGCCGGTCAATCGAGTAAGAATCAATGCGTCACGAGTTCTTTTTAAAGACTGCTCTACAGATAAACCTTGACGAGCATATTCTGTTGCGGCTTGTGCGGCAACATTAAAAGCCGCCCCAGTTTCTTTTGCAACATTAAACAGGCCATCGCTAAACTTGTCCAAATTTTGTGCGCTTAAATTCATGACAACATTAATGTCAGCCATCGCTTTTTCAACTTCTATCGCATTTCTAGCAACCGCTTTGAATGCATCTGCGATACCATTAATTATTGCCATACTTGCACCGAACGCAATAATACGAGCATTCGCAGCTTCCATAGATTTGCTGAATTCGTCAGCACTGCGCTTCATGTTACCCAAAGGCTGAGTAGCGCCCTTGTCGTCAACCGTAATTTTTATTGGTTGTCGCCTAATTCTGTTTACAGCAGCCTGTACAGCCGCCTCAAGCGGTTGGGTATTACCTGATACGTTAAGATTTATAGCCATTTTACCTTATTCCTTTGATAAGGTAATTATACACTAAAATTATATCACGCCGTGCAATTTCATTAAATCATCCATATTTAATGTACCACCCTTCTTCTTTGCCTCTTCATGCAAACTGATTGCGCCTCTAGGCTTTTCTACTCCAAGGTATTCATAATCTTCGTCTTTTGCGCCAACAAGGGTTCCTCCATCTCCTCTTTCAAGCTTTTCTTTTGCTTTATCCCGCTCTTCTTTGGAGCTGCTTCCAAATTCTAATAATTTTGCAGGATCTTTTCTTATTTTATCAGGAATATTTTCATTATTATCAAATATATTTTTAAACACTCGAGTATAAACAATTAATCGTATTTGATTGTATGTCAATTCGCAAAACGGCTTGCCATAAAATTGCATACTATCCTCCGCAAAGCTTAAATAAGGACTATAAAAATCTTCTAATATTGTATATTGTATGCTTTCTTCTGAAAACGAGCTAAAAATATCATTATATCTTAAAACAATTTTTGCAATGTCTTGATTTTCCATTTCATCAAATTTACTTTCTTCAAACAAAGGATTCAAACACTCTTTATCTTTATAAAAGCTTTTGATCATATAAAAATCATTTAATCTATCTTTTGCATATTTTTCACAAGTGTTTCCAAGTAGCGACATTCTTTGTATTTGTTTTTCATTCAACTCTTTTGTTTCCTTATCAATCAAGTCAGACTGTTTATCAATTTCATGCTTGATGATCATTTTATTTTTGGCAGTTTTAAGACTTTCAATAAATAATGTTTTGTCTTCAATTATTTTTTCGTCTTTTTTAGTCCATTGACCTTCCTGCTCAAGAAATAAAAGCATGTCCTCTTCAGTGGGCACTCCCCTTCGAAGAGCTGACTGATAATATTTCTCTTCGATTTCCTCTAGCTCAACCTGATCGTGAGGAGTTAGATGCTTGATATATACAAAATCTTCTTCGATTATCGCCGAAGAATAACCGCGAACTACATCTCTAAATATTTTTCTGCGCTTAACAGCTTCCACATATCAAACCCTGCCTTCTTCGATATCTTGATCAAGTTTTTCAAAATCAGACCTCAGAACCGCTCCTGAGCTATAATACCAAAAACTATAAAGCGCAGCGACCTTACCCCCAATAATATTATAAAGGTCATCGCCATCCTCCTCTAATTCGTAATATCTTTGCAGTCGTTCGTCAAAGTCTCTTCCCTCAAAAAGAGGGGTGACCTCATCAGAATCTTCTTTTTGTATGAAAGTGAGATGAAGGATATACCACTGAATCACTTTATTTTCTGCGCGAACATCTGCGGTATGATTAAATAAATTTGAATATGAAGTTTCTACGTCAATAATATTTTTTCTTAGGACGGAAATTTCTCCAGATAGCTCCTTCAGTCTTTCTTCGTCTTCTTTGCTAAGAGATGTCTTAACTTGAATCTTTTCGCTTTCCTGAGAAAGCTTTCCGTACTCAACATACATTTTAGTTAAGGCTTTCGCATCGTCTTCTGCTAGCAAGCCTCCAGTGTCACTATATTTCTTGGAAAGCATTGCTTTGGTTAGAATGCCCCTCTTGATACAGTTACTAATTTCGACGCTAAACTCTAGTTCTGCTTCTTCGATCTGCCTTCTTGTGGGTTGCTTCATAATCACCCTATATGGAACGGGCTCGATTACCTCTTTGGTGACAGAAACTTCTTCCTTCTCTTTGGTCTCTGGGTTTTCTACCGTCTTCGTTTCTGTTTTTTTAACCTTTTCTTTTTTTTCGAAAGTAAAGCTGTATATTTCCCGCATTTTTTTACGGGTATCATCCATTGTTTCTTGTTTTTCTAAAACTGCGTCTGCCATAATTTTTTTATTTAAATGTGAATCCTATAGTATAATTATCTAATTCTAATTCTAAATTTCTAATGGTTTCGTTACCAATATCTAGAGTTCTTTTTCTAAGATATTGTAGCTTTTCATCATCGAAATAATTAGCCTGTTCGATTATAGGCACAAGATCTTCTGGCAGATTCTTCTTTAATTTATAAAAATTAATCTGATGCTCCTTATGTAAGTCCTCAAGCATAACGAGGAAACCCTTAAAAAGAGAGACCGTATTCCTGTGACAACATTTTCTAAAAATGTCTTCTGCTTCCATATATAACCTTGTACCTTATTTATCGTTACACAAAAAAAGTGGTTTAGTGTAAAAGGTATCATGGCAGAATTTTTAAACAGCGCACAAAGAGCAAATTTAGCAGCCCAATTATTGGATTTGCATGATACATTTGGAAGGGATATCGTAGTATACAAAGAAGCGCAGAAGGTAATTATCAGCACCGACCCAAACTACAACCATCTATACAATAGTGGCGGCGCCACGACTCCTAGCGTTAAAAATGTCCCAGTTCGAAAAGTTTTTAAAGCAAGAATAAAATATGACAATGACAGAACCTTGGAAGATTTTGGAGAAGCAGATGCCCAAGTCAAAGTTTCCAGGGTAGACTCTAGAAGTCTTGTTCGTATCAAATTAAAAGTGGAAGACTTTGAATATATAAAAGATTCTAAAAGAATTGAATTTGACGGCAGAATGTTTCATATTGCCTCAGACCCAAGAGCTCACGGGTTATTTGATGTAGTACAGTTTTACACTCTCTTCCTAAGGCCGATTGATCAATGAGAGGAAAATTAGATCTAGCAATCAAACAGTCAATTAATAGACAATTGGCAAAAGATCATACTGTTATTAATCAAACAAGAATTTTTGTAGAAAAACAATTTAGAATGGTATTAAATCAATTAATTAGCGATTTTGAATCTCATCCATTAACACAAGAACTTAAAGGCGGGCCTGGATCTGGAAACAAAACGGGAACACTAAGAGAGGGAAATGTATTCGGTTTTATCGGTTTTGATGCGGGATATGATCCTGTTCAACCAATTGAGGAAAGATTAAAAATGACAGATATCATAATTCGAAAACGATCTTCCTCACCAAAAGGCTTTGTTGCCACTTATAGCGTAAACATACCGACACTAAGCGAGCTGTACTCAATGACCCCCTTACCGTGGGCAAACGGAGCTAGCTGGCTTCAACAAATTGAAGGAGCTGGAATTTCAGGACTAGGACAATATATGCATATAGAATCAAAATTCAGTAGATCTGGAGCAGGAGTTCAATTGAAAAATTTAAGTTCTTCTGGAAGATTAAAAATAAAATACATGAAACCTCTTTTAAGAAAATTCGAAAAAGACTTGAATAATATTTCTGGAGCACAAAGAATTTAATAACACTCGATTTATAATGAAACCGCAATATCAGCACGAACTCACAACAAGCTTTGTCTTATGGGCAGATAATTTTTTAACAAGAAAAGGCGAAGCTTTTTCGAACCAAGTAGCTAATTTATATCCTGATACTGGAGACCTCAGACTAACAAATGGATACGTTGCATATAGTAGCCCACACAAGCAATGGGTTTTCGACCACAGCATTGAAGGCGCAAACATTCCAAGTGGAATATATGACGGCAACACATTTATCGAACAAGGACAAAGTGGACTAATATTTGATTTTGATAATGGCCGCGCCCTTCTAGACTCATCTTTTGGAGAAGGAAAAACAACATTAAGCGGAGAATATGCAGTCAAAGATTTTAATTTTTATATCACAAACCAAACAGAAGAACAATTAATTATAGATGGAAAATTTGATGTTAATGATAGATTCAAGCAAGATCTCTCCGGCATAGAGCCATATAAACAAGTAATACCTGCCATTTTTGTCAACCCAGAAGTTTCTGAAAACGAACCATTCGCATTTGGAGGAGAAGATAAAACAACAACAAATATACGATGCGTGATTTTTGCCCAAAATACCTATCAACTAGATGGAGCACTTTCGATTTTCGCAGATTCTAAAAATGAAGTTTTTGCAAAAATGAAATTTGAAGACTATCCACTCAATGAATTCGGATACAGCTCTGGCTTTCATTACAAAAATCTTTGCGGAGAAAAGAGTGGAACATACATGCATGTTGAAGAAGCCAGGGTCTCCAAATTAAGTGATAGAGTAAATCAAAATATTGACCCTTCGCTTTTTGTGGGTTTCGTTGACTTCGAGGTTACAAACCTTAGATTCCCCCGATCATAATTTCCCTTTTGATTTAAAAAAATGTAATCCTTACAGAATTAAACCCTTATTATATTATGGCAAAACAATTACCAGGACGCGCAAGAGTAATTTATCAAAGTGAAGCACTATACGCTGGCACTGTTAATGCAACCGGATACCATTTCACTGCATCTGCAGATGGCTGGCAAACAAAAACCGGTTTCGCTGAACGCAGTTTTGTTCCAGCAGGCGCAGAAATCCGCACAGGAATTCAACAATTGCGTCGCGTACAAAGTGCAAACTACAGTTTTTCAGTTAACAGGCAAGACGTAAACCAATTTGGCCAGCTTGCAAGAATTGACGCTGTAGCTATTGATCCACCTACAGTTACTCTTGATTATTCTTACTACCTTACTAATGGCGTAAATGAAAGAATCATCGGAATGAATGTTGATGGACTTAAAAGCGCTCTCGCTGATGAAATCGTCGAAGGTGTGGTTTGTGACGACGACATAAATTCGGACGGAAAAAACTTTTTTATATTAACCACCTGTGAAGGTCATGACGCAGTTAACAATGCTGACGGAGAAAAACATAAAACAGTTATCGCCCTAGGTAACGGATATGTATCAAATTATTCCGTTGAAGCTTCTGTCGGCGGAATGCCTACGGCTAGCGTTACAGTTGACGGATTGAATTTGAGGAGTTATACAGGAACCCAAAATCTTTACGTTCCTGCAGTAAATACTAACTTTGGAACACCAATCGAGGATATTCAGTTCAGCATTCCAGATGCAATTAGTGGAGTTCTTAATGATAGCGCAACAGACGTAAGCGCAGAAACAGAAGGTTGGTCCTGCTTGCGCCCAGGAGACATTACATTGTCCCTTGGAACAGATGGTAGAGCTGGAGAATTTGAAACACTTCCAGGTGAAGACCCAAGAGCTCCTGAAAATGATAATCCATTATACGATTACTCGGTTCCAGGTTCGGCTCACGTCCAAAGCTTTAGTATTGACGTCCCATTAAGTCGTACAGTTCTTAATAGGCTTGGAACACCATACGGATATAGTCGAGTAGTAGATTATCCTGTGAATATTTCTGTTAGCGTTAGCGCTATTTTGGCAGACCTAAAAGAAGGAAACATTGCAGATCTTCTTTGGAATACCGAAGAGCATGATTTGGTATTCACACTCAGAGAGCCAAATCAATACGGAACTGGCGCTATAGCAATGCAGTATGTAGTTAAAGGGGCTTTACTCGAGGGAGAATCCTTTAGCTCTTCAATTGGAGATAATAAAACAGTAGACTTAACATTTACTGCTCAAGTTGGAAGCCCAGAAGATACAGCAAGAGGTTTAATGATTAAGGGTTCAAGAAACGCTCTAACAATCACGGGCGAATTCGCATAATTACTCTTTGCAGTTCACTAAAAAAACCCGCTCTTTTGAGCGGGTTTTTTGTTTATTTAATTATCTTAAATCCTCCGCTAGCGCTAACACCAAAAACAAAACTAGTAGAGACAGAAACTTCGTTCCCGATTTGTTTTGAATAAGATTGGCTTCTTAATTGAGCGTTTTCGATAACAAATTGATTTATCGTGTCAGACCTTAGGCCGCTATAAAAATATCTGTTTGTATGATTTATTGTCATATCGTACCTCGCACCTTCTTTAAAGAATGAATCTATTTGTCCGCTTGCGTATTCCCTAAGTATCAGATCAATTGATACATTTGCCATGATTGGCAATTTTAATTTTCGATCAAACACATAATTACTACCAAATCCAAATATATCTTGTCTATCGATAGGGACATCAAGAGAAATTGATTGTATTGCCGCTTGCTCAGATTCCACAGGAATCCCTCCGTAATTACCTGCGTGTTTTGTAATATTAACCTGAATGTCTCCAGGCATAATTGCATTTGCTCCAGAAACAAGATCGTACCCAAAAGAGTTTTGGTCTAAATATAATTTTTCCGAAGAGTATTGATTATTAACTCCTAATTTTATTGCGGGTAAATTTGGTGCGGCGCTAGGTTCATATTGATCAAATTTCATATTACTTGCGCTAAATGAAACTGAAGCCCTAGGAAGGCTACCAACAGAAGCTTCATACGAGTAATTTGTCAGAAATGCATTTCCTATTCCAATGACATGATATCCAGAATAATCGTTTACATTACTCAAGTCTTGCATTCTTTCTTTGTTTGAAGCAACAGCAATCACATTTATATCATCAGTTGATTCACTTTCTAAAAATTTTTTCAGAATGCTTCCGTCGCTACCCAAATGCAAGCCTAAACTTTCTTCGTTTTCTCCGCTAGAAAATAAATAAGATATATTGCAATTTACATCTGGCTGACGAATAATCGGAGATTCATTATTTCTATAAATAAACTGATCAGAGCCGATTGACTTCACATCAACAGCTGGATGTTGAAAAGAATAATCAAGAGATTGTACTCTAATTAAATTACCAGATGTCGTGCCATTTTCTTTGTATGCAGGAAAGTCTGTAACGAGCACGCCAAGCCTTTCATATGTTAGTCTTGTCGGAATACATTCTGCCATTAAAGCTATTACACATTTTTAACGTATTTAGTGTATTTATAAAAGACTAGTCATGCCGAATAAGAAAATTTCAGAACTTGAGGAAATATCCTTTTTGTATTCAGATAGCAATCTGGATCCTTTTCCGTCGCACACATCTATAAATAGCAACTCAGACGCCGATTCAGAAGCGCTATTTTTACTTACTCGTTCTGGCTCTCACAATGAAAAAATCAAATATTCAAATCTAAAAAAATCTCTATTAGGAGATGTGGTCTTTATGACCGGAGATCAATTGATTAGTGGCAGAAAAATTTTTGCAGATGAATGTACATTTAAAAGCACAATTTTAATAAATGAAATAATAGACGTAACCTCTCCAGCAGATATTAGTGGAAATATTTTTGTTGGAGAAAGCGGGTTGTACGAACACCTCGGGCTCGGAGATAAATTTTTTTTACGAGAGCAAGACATAAATCGCACCCTTGAAGTTGATGGAAATTCATTTTTTCAAGGAAGTGTTGAAATTACAGGTGACCTTACCAGAAGCGGGCCATATCATCACAGAAAAGGCGACACTCAATATGGCGGAGATTTTTTAATTACTGGAGATATTTTTCAAGAAGGAAATTACTATTTATCTGGCACAACACGCAGACTCGGAGACGTAAGCTCAACTGGAAATGCTGACTTTAAATCAGAACTTAATGTTTATGGTAATATTAGGCTTGGAGAATACCTATACCCCCACAAAGAAAACGATGCCGGAAGCATACAATGGTTTGAATCAAGCG